CTATAAGAATAGGATAACATCCGATTGTGTTAAAATCAAGAAGTGTTCCAGCGAGATAAGCGGTATGCGATTGTAGCAAGCATAGTAATAGTAAACATCGTTGCGGCAGTTGTGGCCGGAGATGCCCCGCATCAGACTGTGGCAGCAGCCGCAGAAAAGCTTGCCAGAGAGCAGATAGTCGGCATGGGAACTGTGTGGTGCGCGGTGCTGCTTATTGAGTGTGAGCATTTTCTGAGCCCTCTTCCATAGATCATCGTAGATGATGGCGGGAATTGCCCCATCAATACGGACATCGTAGGCCTTGCAGATATAGACACCATGATAGGCTTCATTCTGGATGATACGAGGAATGCTGCATTTGTTGAAGGCGTTGCCCTTGCTGGTACGGAGCCCGGCAGCGTTCAGCTGCTCCACGATGGAAGCGCTGCTTTCTCCGGCCGCATAGTGCTCAAAGATGAATCGAATGGTCGGGGCGTTTTTCTCGTCGATAATAAATCGCTTGTGTTCATCCGTAGTAAGCCCCAGGGGGCGGCTGGGATTGATGGCTCTTCCTTTCAATGCGGATTCCCGCATACCACGCCGCATCTTTTGAGCCAGTTCTGCGGAATAGTATTCGGCCAGAGATTCCATCAGACCTTCCAGAATAATGCCCTCGGGCCCTTCCACAGAGCTTTCGGCTGCATAAAGAATACGAACTCCGTTATCTCGCAGCTTCTTTTTGTAGACCGCACTATCATAGCGATTGCGGGCAAAACGGTCAGTTTTCCAGCAGATCACGAGATCGAACAGATGTTTGCTGCTATCTGCGATCATCTGCTGAAAAGCTAGCCTGGATTCAACACCACGGCCCGAAATGTGCCGGTCAATGTATTCATGCACGATAGTCAAGCCATGCTGCCGGGCGTAGGCTTCGCAGTCCCGGCGCTGGCCCTCGATGCTCTGCTCGGTCTGCTGGGAACCGCCGCTGTAACGGTAGTAGGCAACCAGACGGTTCCCGGGAGATACTTTCTTTTTTCTTGCCATGATTGCTCCTTGTGCGCTGAGCAGGATCATGGTACAATGAAATTGCTCAGCAGGCGTGTTTTCTTATCCTATGATTATTCTCCGACAGACAGATTCCCCATCTGGCCCCGGCGGCTCTATCGTACAGAGCTGCCGGGGATTCTTTTTGCAATAAAAACGACCCCACCATGGTACGCATCGTTGAGAGGCGCGGCGGGGTCTGCAGTACGATTTTAATTGGTATGTTCTGAGGAGTCTGCCCCCAACTGCGCCCTTAGAAGCTCCATCATATTTACCATGGGAAGTATGATCTTACCGTTATTCAGGACGGTGGTAGAAATTGTTTCGATTTTACCCCGGGCGATACTATAGAGAGCGGTTGAACCATTCAGCCACAAGGATGCGGTGAAATCTTCATCTTTTGTGGATGCAGAAGTGCAAAACTCGCCGATCAATACGATATGATATTCCAGCTTGGCATCGGTGTTGTCCGGAACAGAATAACTTCCATCAAGGGTCAAACGAACCTTGCCCAGCTTTTCTGTTTCATCATCAGAAAGTGAAAGCTTGCTCACTGCCACCTTTACGTCTGTTTTCAAAACAGCATCATCGCCAATATCAAGCAAGTTGTTTGTAATGGTGCATTCTGTAATGAAACTGTTTTTATATTGGATGTTGGCCGAAAATTCATTGACATTCACGATGCGATCCCTCCCGGTGCCACTTTCTTGAAATCAATACGGAGCGCGTTTGAGAACTCGGTTTCCTCAGAAACAACGGTATGAATACTTTGCGAACGCACAGGAAAAAGCTGAACAGAGACAGATACTTCATCAAAAGTTAAGGGACACTGTACAGAAAGCTTGAGCGCATTTGCGATTTCCACTAAGGTGTCGATGGTGTAATTGCATTCGCCGCTTTCCCAGCGGGATACGAGGCTTTGTTTTACACCCATTTTTTCGGCAAGCTCTTTCTGGGACAAATTGAGCTGCTTGCGCGCCTCCCGGATGATCTGACTGAGTTCAATGTGAAGCGCGGTCTTAGCTGTTTCTACAACAGACATGCTCTGGGTAAGAGCTTCCACCAGATCAGTCAACGTTGCTTTGCAGGACATGTTCATCTCTCCTTTAACAATTCTTCTAAACGCTGCCTTGCGATTGGAGTATATGCTGAATAACTGGTTTTCTTTTTGCCTGCCCGTTCATAGAAAGCAGCCAATAAGTAAAGGTGCCCCTCCTGATAAACGAACAGGATCCGAACGTTGGATGACGTAAATGGAAAACGCATCGAACAGAGCGGAGCTTCTCCGGCGAGGTGCTCCATGGGAGCTCCTTTCCCTTTGATCGCATCATCTCCGTATGAGTTCAGATTGAAAAGATACTCTTCCAGCTTTGACAGGAACTGCCCTTCGACACCTGCGCCTTTCAGGACCGCAAGCAGCTCGCTGATCACGGCGGAATGCAAGGTTATCATACTCTCGTATTTTGAAAACAGTTCAATCAACAACCGCAAAAATCGATCTTTGTTCAGAAAAATCACTTCCTCCAGTATGAATTATATCACTTAAAAGTTATATTTTCAATAGAACGCTCCACAAAAGACGTGAAAAGCCCCGCCATGATACGAGTGGATGCTCATATCCCCACCGGCTGAGCCCGGCGGGGGTATTGTTTTGCCCCGCTGGTGTTGCCGCACTGGCGGGGTTATTTGTGGGACTGATTCCAAAATGAAAACAGTTCATTTGAGCGGATAGCCGTTTTTGGTAACAACTGTTTTTTCAACAAGGCTTATGCCGTCAAGGTTGGATTTGCGTATACCGCCACCATTGACATAAACATCGTACAAAGTGAGAATTTCGTTTTTCATTTCATCAGTGAGAGTAAAGTCGAAGCTTTGCGTTGTTCCCTGGAGCCTTATTTTAATCTCATCATTTTGATGCTGAATCAAATCATCCATGAAAGAAAGCATTTGATTTGTCAAATCAAAACTGATGTTTTCAAAGACGGTCCCATCGCTTCCGAGCGAATAGGAATGATTACAGTTAGAGAATATGTAGCGGTTATCACCGATTTTAATGAGAATCGAGTTGAGGTCTGCCCAATGGTATCCATGATAATCAAATTCCAAAACGTAAAAATCGGCGGGATCTGTTAGACTGATAAAGGGGCTGACTAAGATAACAGCACTTGCGGAGGATGTGACAATAGTTTTACCATCTGCCCATCCTGAGGAACGAACATAGGTTATTCCAGTCATATCATCTGCAGTAAGGCTGAGATCATCTCTCCCATTAAAAATGCTGCGATTAAATTCAGCAGATGCAAATGCAGAAACAGGGATAGAAACCATTAGCAGAACAATTAATGCAAGGGAAATAAGTGTTCTTTTCATTTAATGTCCTCCGCCTTAACTAACGTTGCGATGGGAATAAGATTTGTAAAAACGGTAGCAACTTTTTTCCCGCAAACCGGGCATAAAATATCTTCAAGATCCCGAAGTCCTTCATGAGTAGATGTGCTATCATACTCCAAAAGTGAACCACAATTATTGCAAGTTGTACGGTGAATCATAATGGGTATATCCTTTCTGCAATGAAAACTTAGTTTACAGCGTCAAAACAGTCATCATAGCCATGTTCATAGCCTTCGTCATAGGCTTCTTGATAATTATCTGCTGCGCCGTCCGGGTAACCAGCGTCATAACCATGATCCCAGCCTTCATCATAACCTACCGAATAGCCAGCATCATATTCATTGCGAATACTTTCGTTTTCCACCCGGCAAGCTTCGTATCCCGCCTTATAGCCTTTGTTATATGATGCTTCCTGATTCTGAGCATAGCCATCATCGAATCCATCGTCCCAACCATTATTATAGCTATCATGGGACATCTGAGAAACGGCATTTTGATAATACGGAGAATCAGGACGATAGAAATCATAATATCCGGCACCAATACGGATACCGAAGTACAAGCCAACAAGAAGAAAAACAATCATTAGAATAGTGATAAGAAATAAAAAGCGATATTTATGTGATTTTGGATCAGCCACCATAATACCTCCCTTACTTACGCTTCTTTCGTAACCAATCCATCCGCAGCAGGTTTTTTATAGTATCCTGTACGATGCAAGTCCTCTGCATACTCAATGACCTTAGCCTGACCTTCTTCATTCAGTTTATCGAAAACCGAGAGCAAAGAGGTCTGGGCCTTGGTGAGGGAGGCCTGTGCTGGTTCGGCATCTTCCATTCCCATTAAATAAGTGGGAGTGGTATCTAATACCAATGCAAGTTTTTCAAGAATAGAACGTTTCAGGTTGACAACAAGGCCGTTTTCGTATTTGTAGATGGCCGCTTTTTGCACACCAACTTTGGCACCGAGTTCTTCCTGCGTCATCTGATGCTCAATGCGAAGCTGGCGTATCCGTTCGCCGGTGGTCATAGGACATCACCCTTTCATACGTTGTATCTTAATAATAACACAGATAATCTAAAAAGCAAGAAAAAATATCTTGACAAGATTCATACAACATGCTAATATTTAAGTATCCTGAAAAGATACTTAAATATAGAACAATATTTAAGGGGATGGATGAACGGAGGTGAAAAAGGGTGAATAAGAGAAAACTCAATGCTGTTATGCAGTTGCATGGGGAATCGCAACAAAATCTGGCGGATTTCCTCGAAATGAGCCTCTCACGGCTGAATGCTAAAATTAATGAATACCGTGGAGCACAGTTTCGACAGAATGAGATTGCAGCCATTCAGGAGCATTACGGCTTGACTGCCGAAGAAGTGAACGAGATATTTTTTGCTTCATTGGTATCTCAAAAAGATTCTAACGGGCCAGCGGCTTGACCCCACCGACCCGAAAAAGAGCGCATGAAAAAGCCCCGGCGGGGAGCCGGGGGAGGAAAGGGGGTGAAGAGGTGGCATGGGTTTGTATTGCGGTGATCTGGATCGGCGCAGTTATCAGTGTTTGTATGGCATCCAAGCATACACCGGAGATCATGCCGTGGTATCCATGGTACGCGCTGGTTATGAGTGTGATTGGGACGCTCACGATTCTGGCGAAGACAGGATTATTTGAATGATTCCAGATCGTGCTGCATTGCCAACACAACATCCAATCTCGTATCAGCTATTTTGTCAACTTCTGCATCAGATGGAATGCTGCTGCAGGAATTGAGTGAATGCAGATGCGTATGAAGCGCAGCCTGAACTTCCTTGCTTGAAAAAATAAGGGTATGGGAATAAACCTCCCGAATTTTCTGAAATTCAGCCGTTGTGAGCGGATATGAAATGGAAGAAGAAACGTCGAGAAATTTCTTATACGCTTCTGTTTTAGCGTTGAAGAACATCTGTGCGGATTGCTGCTTATAGGCGGCACGGTTGTTGATGTGTGCTGTTACGGAAGGCGAAACGATTGCGGCCAGAGCTGTGATAGACGACAAAATCAGATTGATATCCAAAAAAACACATCCTTTCTGGTTGGATTGTACCACCAGGGGGAGAACCGGACAAGAGCACATGAAAGGAGCAACGAACGATGGACCGTTATATGATCGTGATCCCGGCGAAGAACCGGGCATTCAACATGAAGTGTGATGATGGTGACAGCATGAAGCTGGAGACCCTGCAGAAGCTGGTGGGCGGGCCGATCGAGCCGGTGCCCGCCTTGCTGAGCGCCGAGTGGGCGCGGGAGAAGAACGTGGACGGCATTCTGCTGCTGGTGAACGAGGAAGGGCTGATGAAGGAGCGCCCCCTGACGAACCAGCGCGCCAGTGAGATGACGGCGGCAGAGCTGGTGGGCCCGGCAGTCGTGGCCGCAAAGCGCGGCGATGTGCTGATCGGCTTTGCAAAGCCTGTGGTGGAGACCATCTGCGCCGAATGGCTGTGAGGTGCTGCCATGGGCCGAAAGCAGAAACTGCCCTTTGAGCACTGGCAAATTATTGAATTGCTGCACATCACACAGGATTTTTACTCAAAACCGGAGAATGAGGCTGCATTCCAGGAATGGAAGGCGGCCAGAGATGCGAGAAAAGCAAAAAGGCCCGCCGGTGCGGGAACACCGACGAGCCAACCAGGGTGATGGTTTGACAACACATCACCAGAAGTTTAACACAGAGTGGGAGGATTTGCAAATGAAAAAAAGGATCACGGGCAGCGTGCTGAGCGCCGGTGCCATTGTGCTGGGACTGGCTGCCGCAGGCTGCGGCGGGGCCATTGAGAACGCGGCCAACGGCTGGGCAATGCTGGGCTACACGCTGCTGGCCATTGTGCTGGGGTGTGCAGCCCTGGCGCTGGCCGGGCTGGGCCTGGTGGCAGAGCAGCGGAAGGAGCCGCAGAAGATCCACAAGGTACCGGAGAACACGGTGAAGAAAGCCGTCTGCGGCAGAAAGGTGGGGTAATCGTGGTACGGATCGAGATCAAAAAGACGGTCAAGGGTCAGATGATTCTGGCTATGGAAGCTGAGCACGAGAAACCGGAAGAAGTACTGATGTGCGCTGCCCGGTGTTTTGTGGGAACGGCCCGGAAATTGTGCGGCCCGATTTCTGCCAGCCAGGAGTTTGCCGATGAAGCGGCAAGGCTGATCAAAGACATGCTGATGGATACGGAAGGCTTTAAGGTGACCGAAGGGTACAGCGGCAAAGAAGCAAAATTTATTGCCGCGCTGAACGGCATGAACACGGGGGAACAGAAATGACGCTGGAAGAGTACAAGAACATTTTGATTACCGGGACACCGAGTGATCGGGCGCGGGCTATTGCCGAGGCCGGGAACGACAGGAGCCTGACCGACGAGGAGTTCCACGAGCTGACGGCCATGATCAAGGGCGTTGTGCGGCCCGGGCGGCGGAAGATGACCCCGGACGAGGCAAAGATCTGGGCCGAGGTGAGCCGGATCAACACCCGGTTGAAGGACGAGATGGTGAACGCGGGCTTTGCGGTGCGGGCTCTGCCCGGCGACCTGCAGGAGGATGCAATCAACGTTCTTTCCCGCACGGTGAGCGGGATGCTGGGCGACCTGACCGCCATGATGGCAGAGACCGGGGAACCCTGATGGATAAGACCCAGTGTGTACATGTGTTTGAGATCACCCGGAGCCGGTGCCTGAGCTGTGGGGGCCGGAACCGGGCGTGCGGGGAATATGAAGAACGGAGAAGTTACCATGAAAACAAAGATGAGCCTTTCGGCGGAGATGGACTTGACCCAGGACAGCGTGGTGCAGCTGACCTGCTGGTGCGGGCAGATCGCCTTACATGAGCTGTGGGGGCTGGGCCGCACCCGGCTTGACCGGATCACCAGACGGAAGGAGCTGCTGGGCAGCCAGAGCCTGGCTGTGGTGATGCAGCCAGACAAGAACGGGATGCCCCAGACGGAGAAGGCCCGGCGGCTGCGGGCGGAGGCAATCCCCAAGGGCGTGCCGACGGAGTTCCGGGTGCCTGCGTTGCGG